TTAATCCTAAAGGCGAAAGTAAGTTCTTTAATACACTAGATGTATGGAAGATTAGTAAGATTGGTAGTAATGCTGTAAAGGATGCACAAGGACAAGGTTTTGAACCTAAGAAAAGTGTTATGCCAATAGCAGAAGAAGTTGAGAGTTCAGATTTACCTTTTTAATCTATAGTTATGGAAAAGTTTAAAAAAGGTTTTAAATTATTTATCGGTGTCTTATTGATGCCGATAATGTTTTCTGTATTCGTTGCAGATAGGTTAGTAGTTGTACCGTTTGTTTGGCTAAAGACTGAATCGCTTATGCAATGGTTAAGAAAGAATGATATGATAGTAGAAAGTGTAATCAGAGTAACATTTGCTTTGGTTGTGTTATTAATCTTTAAATTGATATTCTAATGGAAAGTGTTTTTAAAGTAGGAGATAGAGTTTACCATATTGAGTATGGCTGGGGAGAAGTAGTTAGAACTAATGGTAGCTTTAATTTTCCAATATCAGTAAGATTTACAGATGGAGAAGAAAACATATTTTCATTTACTAATGATGGTAGAGAAACTACTGAATCAAAAACACAACTACTATCATTCACAGAATACACATTACAAGGATTCACACAAGAAAGACCTATTGTACTTCCTGAAGTTGGTGAGTTGTGTTTGGTGAGGGATTTTAAAGATAGCGTATGGAAAGCAAGGAATTTTAAGAAATTTACAACTCATTTCTTAGATGATAATGGTGAAAGATGGGATTATTTTAAACGAATTAAAATACTAGACTAATGAAACTATCAAAGCGTGAACTATTCGCGATACGATTTAGATTTCGTGAGAATAGAAAAGGAGTGTTTAACTTCTATAGAAAGCTAAGAAAACAAATGAATATATTAAATGACGATTTAAATTAAAAACAATGAGAAAGAAAGAAATATTAGAATGGGCTGACAACAAGAATTTGTTGAAATACGAAAATAGATTTAAGCAATATTCTAAACTACAAGAAGAAAGCAATGAATTGTACGTTGCAATGCTGGATGACAATAAAGCTGAAATTATCGATGGCTTAGGCGACTGTGTAATCGTACTTACAATATTAGCTGAACAATTAGGGTTTGACTTAGCTACGTGTGTAGAGTGTGCTTATGACGAGATAAAAAATCGCACAGGAAGTACAATCGCGGGAACTTTTATCAAGGACTAATGGGAATATATCAACATAAAGATACTGGTGTAGCTTGCAAATTTGTAGGCTATACTACTGATGGTTTCGTAGGATTAAGAATAGGCTTACATAACCACTGTATAAGTAAAGACAAGTTTGAAACATATTATATAAAGTTTGAACCTAAATGTGGCGACTTATTAGAATCCGAAAACTTTGTAGTTAAATTCTATCATTTTTTAGGTGATGATTATGAAAGTTTCCTTGGTGAACTTATAGAATGTAAAAGTGGTGGTAAAATTGAAGGTATAAACACTTTCACAACTGAATTTTTTAGAACAATGAGTAAAGATAAAATAACTGAAAAACTAGATAAGCTTAACAACTTAGACCAAAAAGAAGATTACGACTTCGTTAATCCAGAACACTACAAACGTGGTAGCATGGAAGTAATCGACATGATGAAACTTTTATGGGGTACAGAAGCGTTAATTGCGCATTGTGAAATGACGTCATTCAAATACAGAATGAGAGCAGGAACGAAGCCAGACCAACCTATAGAACGTGAATTAGAGAAAGCCCAGTGGTATGACGAAAAAGCTAAAAAACTAAGAAATGAGTTACGCTAGAAAACAAAAAAGACAATTAAAACGTGATTTACAGAATCCAGTAAAACGTGAAAAGATTGTTAAAGTACATAATAACAAAGTTCGTAAGCAATTAAAAAAAGACAAGAGGTTCGAGGTTATCGTAACCTCTTGCTTCATGTTGGTACTAATCGTAACAATAGCATTGAAACTATGGAAGGTGATTTAAGTTTTGGTAGTTTTTCACTAGATGAACTGAACTTAGATATTCAGTTAGATGAAATGGTTTTTGATTCATTCGATAATATGTTTGAACCACAAAAAGAACCTACAGAACAGCGTTCACACTTCATAGTTATTTGTACCAACGAAGAACAAGACGAGTTAATTCGTGAAAAGTTTAACCTTGGATTGAAAACTAAGTCTGGCAGAGGTAAATACGAAACGAATGTTATTCAAGCAGACAAATTAATTGATTTATTCTAATGGAAAAAGACAAAGAACACGACCCTTTAAAGCCTAAACTTGGCAGACCTAAGAAGAAAGCGCCTGATTCAAGAGGTGTAAAGGCAGGAACTAAGCGTGGTAAATACGTTATAAAGCCTAAAAAACGAGGTGATGAAGGACTTACTTTCATTGAAAAGGTTAAGTTTCGTAATAAATACAGCGAAGATGAGGTAAAAGATGCACTTTATCCTAAACGAGCAACAACACCAAGGAAAGAATTAGAAAAAGAACCAGAGCCTATTCAAGTTGAACAAGTTGACGTTCCCAAAAGAGGTAATGGTAGACCTAAAGGTAGATTGAATAGAAGTACAGTTGTTCGCGCTATTTTAGAAGCTACACGATGGGGAAAAGACCCTATTACTGGTATTGAGTCATATATTCCTATAGAATATCAAATGACACTAGCTATTTTACAAAAAGCACTTAAAGGTGATGTAAATGCCTATAAAGCATTGATGGATAACGCCTATAAACCTCACGCACAAGAAGTTGAAAGTAAAAACGTAACAGTTGATATTAGTAACTTTTCAGAAGAAGATATTAAAGCACTATTAAATGACGATGATGATGATGAACCAGACTACTTTAGAGAACAAGAACTTGCCCTCGGAGAAGGAGCAGAAGATAGCAACGAAGGAAGAAGCGAGGAAAGCACTGGAATACCATCTTAGAGCCAAGTTAGGTAAAGATGATTTCTGGGAGTTTTGCAAGTTCTATGACAAAGACTTTTTTCTTAAACGTAAATTCTTACAACGTGTCGCTAGAGCATTCCAAAGAATTGAAGAAGGTAAGATTAACTCCTTATCTGTATCAGTTCCACCAAGGGGTGGAAAATCATATATAACAACATTATTCTGTGCTTGGACGTTAGGCAGGAATCCTACTGAATCTGTAATGCGTAATACTTGTACTGGAACTCTATATCAAAAGTTCTCATACGATGTACGTCAGGTGTTAAAATCAGAAAAGTTTAATTCTGTATTTCCAGAAGTAAGTATTTCCAATGACAAAGCAAACCTTAATGGTTGGAATACTAACCAATCTCGTCAAGTAGGTTACTTTGGTGCGGGTGTAGGTGGAACAATTATCGGTTTTGGTGCTACAAAGTTGGCTATTACCGATGACTTGTATCGTGGTATTGAAGATGCGTTATCTGACGTTACCAATGATAGGGTTTTACAATGGAAAGAAGGTACTCACGACTCACGTCTTGAACGAACGTGTGCTAAGATTGATATTGGGACAAGATGGAGTACAAATGACGTTATAGGCAAGAATTTTCAGGAAGGTAGTTATGATGAATCTATAGTTATTCCTGCCTTAGATGCAAATGAAGAAACTTTTTGTGCTGATGTAATGTCTACAGAGCAATATAAAATGATTCGTAAGAAAATCAATCCTGATATTTGGAGTGCAGAGTATATGCAAGAACCAGTCGATTTAAAAGGTCGTTTGTTCTCTAACTTACGTACTATTAGTGAAGCAGACTTTAATCTTATTAAAGGTAGAAGTGCTGGAAGTATTGCTTATGTCGATGTATCAGACCAAGGTGCAGATTACACAGCTATGGCACTAGCAGTTATTATTGATGGTACAATTTATATTGCAGACTATTGTTTTAATAAGCAGAATACCGATGTAACTATTCCCTTGATTGCAGAAAAGTTAAATCGATACCGAACGTCTTATTGTCGCGTAGAAAGTAATGCAATGGGCGCGGTCTTTGCTAGAACACTTCAAAAACAAACTAGAACTAAGATTTTACAAGTACATAATACTCAAAATAAGATGACGCGTATAATTATGCAATCAGCAAGTATAAATAATGCTTTTGTATTCGTGAAATATGAGAATAATAACGATTATCACCAGTTTATGACTAACCTATTATCCTTTAGTAAGGAAGGTAAAATGAAATTCGATGATGCGCCTGATTGTCTCGCAGGATTATCAATGTTAATTAAATCTTTGTTTAAAAGGTTGGATATATAAAAAAAGAGTATATTTGTGCAAGTTATTAGTGCTTTTCTTTCTTTTCTTTCGGTGCTAACTACTTTTGATTCTTTTTTCAGCCCTCTCGCTATTTATTTGGCTTGAGGGCTTTTTTAATGCACAAAAAAAAGACCCGATTATTAGTCGAGTCTTAAAAATAAAGGTAGTATGATACCTATTTAATTCCTTTTTTCAATCCAAGGAATATCTTTTTTTCATCATCAGTTAAAGTAATTCCTATTTCATTTTCTATTTTGATTAAAGCAGATGCTCTGTAATCTATAGATTGACTTTCTTGAAGTATATCATTCTGTAGAACTGGTAAATGAGTATAATCAGCAACTAATCTCAACCCTTCTTTGTCTAATCCTAATTGTTCAGTAATGTTATTATAAATTCTTTCAGCTTCTGGAATGATAGTAGAAGTATAACATAATCTCTCACCATAATTAACGTTGGAGTAAGTCGAACCACTTTCATTAGAGAAAATATAGTAGTTAAGACCAAAAGCGTCTATAATAGCAAGTTTATCAGCTTTAAGTTCATCAAACAACATTAAATCCTTAGTAGGATAAGACATTGGTGTCCATTTAACATCGTTTTCAGAAATAATAATCTCGTCTTTAGAACGATTGTACCAATCTTTACGTATTTGTTCTTTTTCTTCTGGACTCATTGGTAAAGCACCACCTAAATCAGAGTTTGAAGCAGATAAGATACCAATAGCACCAATGTTCTCTAAAAGTATGTTACGTTTATTGTATTGTGCCTTAATATTAGATAATGGGTACTTTAAAGACTCAATTCTTGATATAGAATCTAAAATATTAACACCATCCGTAGTTTGAATGATAACAACTTCTTCATTTGTTAATGTTTCTGGTTTTTCACCTTCATAGTTATAAGTGTAATCTTTAATAAGACCACCTTTATCCATTTGTTTAAGAGTACGACCCGAAGTATTGATTTGAACCTTATGTCTAGCAAGTGGAACAAATAAATTAACTATTCCAAAGCTTCTTCTTGGCGCATAACATAAAGCAGTTGAAAATAAACTATCATTTACAGATATAGAATACATCACATCCTGCCAAGTTTGCATTGGATTAGGATTCTTAATCAAATCAAGTACCCAGTGTTTTTCTACTTCCGTACCGTCCTGTTTTACAAGCCTTGGACGACCTTGTGAAAGCATTTGAGCCTTTTTATCGACAACAGTTCTTAATTCTGGTATTTCAACGTATGCTTGAAATGGTTTTTCAGTATTCATCCAGATAGGCACTTTCTTACCATAGAAGTCATGTTGATATGCTCTATTTGTATCTAATAGGGTGTTTATTTCCCTAAGTTGATTATTATTTATAGGTGTTCCGAAAAAAGCATTCCAAAAAGAAGGGTTACTCATAATAATTTTTTTACATTTGTACAACAAATTTAAGTAAATATGAATAATAAACTTAATTCTACCTATAAAATTAAATCACATTCTTTAGAAATTAAGGATGTTGATGCGAAATCTCGTAAGGTAGCAATGTATTTAGCACATTTTGGGAACATTGATTCAGATGATGATGTTATTAGAAAAGGTGCGTTTGCAAAGTCTTTATTAGAAAGAGGTGTTGATTCTCCATCTAATAGAAAGATACAATATTTAAGACATCACGATTGGAAGTGGCAAATAGGAGTATTTACCGAACTAAAGGAAGATGATAATGGATTATATGCTGTTGGAGAATTAAGTAAATCTACACAAGGTAATGATGCTTTAGTGGATTATCAATTGCGTGTAATTAGAGAACATTCAATAGGGTTTAAGTATATTACAGATAAAATAAATTGGGTGGAGGACAAGTCGCTACCTAATGGTGGTTTTTGGGATGTAAGAGAAGTTGCGTTATGGGAAGGTTCGGCAGTTACTTTCGGTTCTAATGAAATGACTCCAGTATTAGAAGTTGGTAAATCAGAAGATAAACCAAAAATTATTTCTTCTATTACAAAAGAAATGGATATTATCGTTAAAGCATTAAGTGGTGGTAGTGGTAGCTATTCAGATGATAAGTTATATTGTTTTGAAATGCGACACAAGTTCTTAACTGCTCAATTATCAGAGATTGCAAGTTTAAATGTAGAAGCATTAGACGTTAAAAAAATAATCGAACCTACAGAAGAAGAAAAATCTTTTGATTGGAGTAAAGTTGTAACTAATATTAAATAATAACATGGAAGCTAAAAAACCACGTACAAAAGAAGCTAAAGTTGTTTTAAACAATAAATTTGAAAACCACGAATTAGTTAAGTTTTCTTTTAACGCTAAAGCACCATTTAATCAAGAAGGTGAGGTAGTAGTTATTTCTGGTGAACACGCAAATATCTTTTTAGAGCAAGGTTATGGGGTTGTTTGTAACGATTAATGATTTTACTGGAAAGTTTGCACTTTCTACTGGAATGTATGCAAATACTAATATCCAGTCTTATATTGACAGATACGAGGATATATACCTGACTGAATTGTTGGGTATAAAACTTTATGATGAATTTATAGCAGACTTAGATGTAGATAATATTCCACAAGCCGTAAAGTTTGAAAAGATATTTAACGAGTTTAAGGAAGAAATGGATATTAGACTTATTATCTCTAAGGGAATGAAAGATATGCTCTTAGGATTCATCTATTTTGAGTATATGAAGGATTCTGTTACTCAAACTACACCTATAGGAGTTGTTAAACAGTCTACAGAGAATTCTACACCTATTTCAGCACATACACCTATATATTTACGTTACAATGAATCTGTAAAGACTTATCGCGCTATTCAAGACTATATAATGTTAAACTTAGGTACTTATCCAGACTTTAGAGGATATAATAAACAATATGCTTATTGGATATGAGAGATATTAGTGTTTTATTTGAAGAAATAGTAGGTAAGATTGATACTTCTATTGAAGTTAATTCTTATTCTAACAAAAGATTTTATACTTGTAACACTAAATGGATTCGTGCAGGTAAAATTATTTTTGGGAAAACGGCAGGTGATGCAGATGCCTCATCAGTTGTTACATCCGTAGTAAAGGACACGTACTTTGAAATAGAAAGTGCTACACTCGTGAAATCGGTGCGTTGTCCGTTACCATTTGCAATTACTGGAACTAAGTTAGCTACTAATATAGAGTTTACTAAAAAAGACAATAACTTACTGAATAAGACGCCTTTAGTGTGGCTACTTGAAAATCATAGTGAAACACTTTATGGTGTAGATTCGTCAATTGAAAGAGATATGGAAATGACTGTATTATTCCTTGATGAAACTGATGTATTAAACTATTACACTAAAGACCATAGACTTCAAGTATCTGAACCAATGATTGCTTTACAAGAAGAATTTGAGAAAGCAATAAATAAATTTTCACTTTATAAGCGTTTAGAGAAGTTTAATCGAAAAGTTTTTAGTAGATTTGGAACTGAAACAGAAAATGGTATGTATAAAAACATACTTGATGCTAATTTAAGTGGTATTA